CCGCCCGTCAGTTGCGTAATACCAGTATCGGTGGGAGTCGCCCAAGTTGCATCGCCCCGCCAAAAGGTAGTTGCTGAAGCAGATGTGCCGCTATTCAGATTGGTTACAGGAAGATTCCCAGTAACTCCAGTCGTCAAAGGAAGTCCCGTTACGTTGGTCATCACTCCAGATGCTGGAGTTCCCAAAGCCGGTGTTGTTAAAGTAGGGCTGGTTAGAGTCTTGTTGGTGAGCGTCTGCGTACCAGTCAGGGTGACAACAGTGCTGTCAATGGATATGGTGCCGCTGGAGGTTATTGGCCCACCCGTAAGACCCGTGCCGGTATTTATAAGCGTTACAGCAGCACCCGCAACAATCGTTCCCCAGCCAGATACCGTGTAGCCCTCAAAGTTTGCAAGCGAGGTGCTGTAACGAATAGTCCCAACCGCTGGAGAAACAGCCCTGTCACCAGTAGTGCCAACCGGAAGAACCATCCCCGCAACACCGGGGATTGTCGGGTTGTTTGCTATTGCCACCGTTGGAGATGCCCCAATCCCGTTCCCGTTCGCCACCGATATCTGGCTGGAAGTCCCAAGAATTGAAGTGGAAGATATCGCACCACCGCTTGATAGCGTCAGGATCCCATTGACTGAAGCATTGGCAAGGTTCAGCACCTGACCCGTCAGAGCTATCGTCGGGTTGCCAGACTGCCCGTCACCGTTCGTTATAGCTATCCCAGAGCCGCTCACAGCCACGTTTCTGGGTACGACAGTAGTCGAGCCAGTCTTTACAACAAAACCCGTCCCAGCAGCCTCTAATGAGCCTGAAGCGCCATTCAAAGCCAGCGTATAGGAAGACTGCGCCCCGCCATCCGTCAGCCCAAGACCAGTGCCTGTAGACAAGTACCGGCTATTGGGAAGGGTCGGTTCTTGATTCTTGGTGATAAAGGTCTGCTGCTGGGACGGCGATCCTGCAACGGCGGCAGTCGTCGTCCTTACGGTAACGCCATTCTGCACAATCGGCACTAGCTCAGTGCCGTTGATTGTTCCCGCTGCTGGCAAGTCTGTTATTGCTATGTTTGGCATTAGTTGGACTCCAAGCCTTGTAGGTTCCCGTCATTTTCAACGACGCCACCACTCTTGTTGGTGGAAATAATAGAGTTGCTGTATTGCCCAGTAACCAGATTATTTGGGTCCGTTGCAACACTCACATCAGGACGCGGGAACCGAATTGTGATTCGCTCAGTCTGCCTAGCAGGAAGACGGTAGGGATCCTTGTTATCGGCACAGCCTTGACCACAGACCTGCAAGCCGGGGAAGTTCGGATCACTCCTCATGTCCGAATGGGCGCGTTTCATACGGCAACGATCACAGATTGCTATCGAAAGCGTTGAGTTACCGCGAGTGTCAAGGAATCTGGGCATTAGTGGGTTCTCCCCTGAGAAGCAAGAGTCGCTAGGCGAGATGCTACACGCCTTGCAATCTGCTCTGGAGTTTGTTTCCGACCTTTGCCAGCTTTGCCGCCAGATATACACGCATCAATAGATGGCTTCGTTAATTTTCCAACAAGCCAAGGCGTTGGCCTAGAAACGCCATTAATAGGGCTTACATATCCATATTCACCCCTTTTTATTCTCTTTGGCTTTAAATCAGTACCCCATCTTTTTCTTGCCGCCGCAACCATTTTTGCTTTTATTTCTTCTGATTTTGGCTTGCGAAGATATGGCTTAGGAATGCCTTTTCTATTTGGAATTAATTCTTCTTTCAAACCATTGATGACTCTGTTATATGCCCAACCATCTGCCGGATTGCCATAAATCTTGAATAGAACCAAGTGAGCTATTGCATGATCAATTGGATGAAGAACAACAAGGTTTTCGGGCGAATTATTCCCGCCCTTGTATCTGGGAATAATGTGATGTTTATGAAAGCCTGTAAGCAGTTGATTCATCTAGAATAAACAGAAATATTTGGAGTATAAAAAATTGGACTTTTGTCTCTTTCCTCTTGTTCAGCATCAAAAAGGTACTTTGTTGCCTGTCCCTCAAGGTAAGTAATGCGGTCCACCGCCACGTTCGGTATTTCCATGCTCATCTGATGCGCCAACATGGACTGAATAGCCAGATACCACCGCTGGGGAATCTCCAACTCGTCCTGCAATGCACCCACATCCTGTATCTGCCTTGAATACCACACCGTCATCTGCACAAACGGGTCAGACGGCACAGGCCACAGATACATCGTTGGTTGAGGGATGGTTCGATCAAACCAAAACTGAAAAGGTTGATTTGCAGTGAAGTTTTTGTTGGGAAGGTTGGTGTAATCATCACGATTCAACCTTGACATCGTGATTTCCGTCGAGTTGTTCCCAACGTAGAACTCTCTCAGAGCCAACGTAGTACCACCAGACACGCTGATGCGGTAGTACTGGACGCTTTGACCGGGGTCTATGTCGTACCACAACCATTGATTGTCGGTAACCGTCACGGTTCCAACGTTATCAAGCACGGTCCAAGTCGTGCCATCAGTGGAATAGTCCAGCGTGAACGTCCAACTAGCGGATCCACCACCAGCCACATAAGGCAAGACGCCTATGGAGCCAGCGTATATCGGATTCGCGGTTCCATAATTAACGGAAATGTTTCCATTGGCAGAGGTTTGAATGCAGGCAGTGGCAGTATCGTTGTCAAAGGCATTTGCAATCACGCCACCAGCAGAAGAGGTGTAACTACCAACCGGCCTATCCATCTTCCGATATAAAGCGTTCAGGACGTCTATCGCCCCAACAGGCAACGAGTAGATGTACTTGTTGGCCTGCATCCCAATCACTTGCTTGCTAATCGCCCAATACTGGATCCCACGGTTAGCAAGGTTGGACAGCAAATAATAAAGGCTCTCCCTTGCGGAGAGTTGCTGCTCAGACGTCAGTTCTTCAGCCAGCTTGCCACAGCGTCTAGCGCCATGATCAATCAGCGTCTGAACATCAATTACCGTCTGACCAAAAGTGCCGGATGTAGACATTTATTCATTCCCCTTACCAGCCCGGACAGTTCCAACGTCTAAGAGAGGCTTTTGCCCTCGGTGCGTCGCCTGAAGCGTGCTTCACGACCCCCGACATCCGGGCACAGAATGAATCTTTTCTGGAGCCGCCCTCTGGCTGAGGTGCCTTGAGGTTGCTTCCAGTCTCACGATTATACTTCTCTCTGCCCTTGGCAGTCAGTCCAGCACCTTGCTTTGTGGGTAATTTTTCACCCCTACCAATGGCAAGAGATACTCCACCCTTGGCAAGCTTTTTACCTTCGTCAGCCTTTGCAAACTCTTTGCCAACCTTTTGCGGTACGCCACCAAACCCATTTTTAGTATGGGCGGCAGCTTCCATCAACCTATGTTGAGCAGGTGATTTGCTTGGCATGATTAGAGAGTCGGGTTGACGTAATGTTTTACCATCTCCAACACAACCGTGTATGCATCACCAGCACTTGCGTCCAAAGTAGTGAAGGTAATCACCCCATCCTTGCCCGTGCCTGCGTTGTTGGTCAGTCCACCAATGGCAGAAAAATCCTGCGTGTATGAATTGTTTGGAGGGATTGTTTCAATCACAACAGGTGTACTTGCTTTCCACTTCAGAACCACTTCCATGCCGTGTGTCAAGGCAGTGACCTTGGTAATAGTTACCGAATCACAAGCGCCGCCTGAATTGGAAGCTGTCAAAGAAGCAGGGGTAACCTTGGCAACGTTTGTCTCACCAGTTCCATCGCTAGCGTTCGTAAATTTCATAATGGCAACACGTTCGCCATCAAGCAAAGTTTGGGATGCGACAGCATCAGCCATAATTATTCTCCTAAAAAGCAGGGGCCGAAGCCCCCACTTGTTTTAGCAATTTACTTCGCCGCCTTTTTTGCGAGGAAGAATATCCCTCATCTGCTGAGGCAAGACTTCATCTTTGAAGTTTTTGTAGCCCTTGTTTTCAGCATCCATAGCACGTTGTCCCTCAACCTGATCGCGCATTCTTGCCCTCTCCGCTTCTGTCGGCGCTGAAGTAGTAACCTTCTCACGGACAACAGTTGCAGACTTGACGGGGACCACAAGACTGCCCTCCTTCTTCCGTTGAACCTGTCCACCCTTCTTGAAGGTTCCAGAAAGTTGGCTGATCGCTACGGGAGGGGTCGGCTTCTTCTTGCCTTCCGGCATCGCCACGGGTTTGCCTGTATTAACAAGCCCCCCCGTGGCGTAGGCTTTTTTTGCGGCACCACCCTTCTTGAAACCACCGGCATTGCCAAGAGCAACACCGCCAGTTTTGTAGCCACCCGCATTGCCTTTTACTACGCCACCAGTCTTGTAGCCGCCAGCATTGCCCATCTTGACGCCACCAGTGGAGCCTCCGTTCTTCAACGAAAGCTTTGTCCCCTTGCCGCCCTTATGCTCTTGAGCGTCGTGCTGCGAAATGGCTTTCTTGATCATGGCCTTGTCTTGAGCCATGTCAGCCTTGCCGCCCTCTTTCATCATGGGAGCAGCCATCTGAGGA